AAGACTCATTAGACACAGTATTTGGTAGCATAAAAGCAGGTGATGATGCTCTTGACAGAATACTAGATTTTTCACAAAAAACACCATTTCAAGTAGAAACAGTAACACAAGCATTTATTGCACTAAAATCTGCTGGTATAGAACCTACAAATGATATGTTAAGTACATTTGCAGATACAGCGAGTACATCTACAGACCAACTAGGAGTATTTAATGCATTAATAAGAACAGTACAAAGGTCTGCTGGTGGTGGATTAGGTTTAGAAGAACTTAATATGATAGCTGATAGAGGTATTGATGTATTTGGTGGACTTAAAGAAGAACTTGGTTTATCAAGAATGGAACTTGGTGATTTTGGTGCTACTGCTGAAGGTGCAGATTTAATAGTACAAGCACTAATTGCAAGTTTACAAAGAAAATTTGGTGGTGCTATGGAAAGTAAAATGGATAACTTATCCACTAAAGCATCAAATATGCAAATTGCTTTTAAGCTTTTGACAAATGAACTAATGGAAGGTGGACTTGCTGAATCACTTAAAGAATTATCTGATACGATGGCAGGACTAGCAACAAGGTTTGCACAATTTTTAGCGACTAGTAGAGGTGAGGGTATAGGAATTGTTTTGACAGGAGACACAGAAAAAGATTTAGATTTAGTTGCAGATGAAATAGTTAGATTAGAAGAAAGAATCACTGATTTACAAAGTCAACCTCTTTCAATGAGACAAGGTGGTGAACAAGCAAGGGCAAGAGAAAAAAAGATACAAGCTTTAATAAGTTTGCTTAGAAATTTAAGAGATGCACAGTCTGAATTAGTAGATGAATTTATAGTTTCGTTTGATACAGAAAAAAAACTTAATGAAGCAGAAAAACAGAGTATCTTAGTAAAAGGTCAGTTAGCCAAAGCTTTTGGGATTCTAGAAAAACATATAATACAATCTAAAGGTGATACTGAAATTTTAGGAATTGCACAAGATAATTTAGGTGCAATATTTGAAAAGAATAAAGAAAGATTAGAAGAATTAGGTATTTTGTCTGAGAAAGACTTAGGAGAAGCATTTAGTAAACTAGCAGAAGAGTCACAAAAACTTGCAACAGAACTTGATGGAGAACTAAAACAGGCAATTATTGCATCTTCAAACGCATTTTCTACTGATTTAGTAAACTCGTTATTGCAAGGTGAAAGTGCTTTAGAAAGTTTTAAGAATTTTGCAAGAAACATAGTTGCACAAATCCTATCTATATTTTTACAACTTAAAGTAATTAATCCAATTTTGAACCAAATATTTAATGCTGGTTTACCTGTTGGTGGTGGTGGAAGTGGTGGTTCTTCAAGTGGTGGCATAACATTAGGTAAAGCAGGTGGTGGTACTTTACAAAGAGGTATGCCAACAATCGTAGGTGAGAGAGGTGCAGAAATATTTATACCTAACACAAGTGGAAGAATTATGAATAACATGAACAGTAAAAATGCTATGGGTGGTAATTCAATTGTTATAAATCAATCTGTTAATTTTGCAACTGGTATTGTTCCTACAGTTAGAGCAGAAGTTATGAGTATGTTGCCACAAATAGCTGATGTAACAAAAGCATCTGTCTCGGAAGCTGCAGCTAGAGGTGGACAATTTAGGAGGGTTTTACAAGGTGGCTAAATTAATAGATATGCCTACTTCACCAAATTTTGTTAGAAGTAATTTTTCGTTGTTTAGAACTATTGGTATGACTGTATCACCATATACAGGCAAAACTAAAACACAAGAATTTGATGGTGTTTTTTGGAATGCTGAAGTATCTTTACCACCAATGCGTAGAGACCAAGCTGTTAATTGGCAAAGCTTTTTATTAAATCTTAAAGGGCAAATAAATCACTTTAAATTTACTGACCCTGATGCACTCACAAACACTGGCACATATTCAACTGCTTTTTTAACATCAGAACTAAGAACCAACAACACATCAGTACAATTGTCATTTAGTGGCTCAACGATTACTGCAGCTTCATCTACATTTTCAAGTACAAAAGTTGGTGATTTCATTGTTGTAACAGGTGCAACAAATGAAGAAAACAATGGTACACATAAAGTTACTACTGTCACCAGTGCAACTGCAGTCGTTGTTGATTCTGATTTAACTACAGAATCTAATACTGCAAGTTGTAAAGTAAGAAGCAATGTAAAAGGTGCTACTGGTTTAAATTTATTAGCATCTACAAATAGTGCGACAGGAACTATCAAAAAGGGTGATTATTTACAGATACAATCTTCGGCATCTAGTACATCTAAACCTGCACAACTAGTGATGGTAACAGAAGATGCAACATTAACAACAGATTCAGGTAAAGATTTTTATGGTGTACAAATTCAACCAAAACTTAGATCAGATTTAGCAACAGGTCATTATGTTGTTTTTACAAATCCAAAAGGCACATTTAGACTAACTACAAATGAAGTAAATTGGAATGCTGATAATATATCTAACTACGGGATATCTTTTTCATGTGTTGAGGTGATCTAAATGGCAACAAGACAAGGATTAGATAGTTCTATTGTCAATCGTTTAGGTGCAGATGAACAAGCTTTATTTTTAGCTGTCAAGGCAGAATTTGACAGTGGTGATGTTCGTGTTTGGACAGGCACAGATGATCTTTCAATCAACAGTGAAACATACACAGGTGCTGGTGAATTACTTGCAATAAGTGAAACCCAAGAGAATATTGATTTGTCTTCACAAGGAATATCTATTTCACTTACTGGTATGGACTCAACTGTTTTGAATATTGCACTCACTGAAAATTATCAAAATAGATTTGTGACTATTTTTTTAGGATATGTTATGGGTGGTACAAATGAAGTTGCAGGTGTGGTAACAATATTCAAAGGTAGAATGACTGCATTAACTGTTGCAGATGATCCTGAAGGTGCAACTATTGCAATAGATGCAGAAAATAGATTGATAGATTTAGACAGACCATCAAATTTAAGATACACAAAAGAATCACAAAATTTTTTACATTCAGGTGATACAGGATTTAATAGAATCGCATCAATTCAAGATAAAGAAATAGTATGGGGTTCATCTTCATCTGTGACAGGTGGTGGTGCTAGTAGCAGTGCAAGTAATGACACTATAAGACAAAGCAAACAAGAACAAAGATGAAAAAGAAAGTTGACTGGGAAATTTCTTTTAACAAGTTTGTTGAAGAAAAAAAGAACAAACCCTTTAGATGGGGTTCATGGGATTGTTGCAAATTTTCAAATAGCATCATAAAAGCTATGACAGGTGAAAGTCTAATACCAAAATCTTTGTCATGGAAAAACAAAGAGACAGCAATGAAATCTATTAAAGAATATGGTGGTACCCTTAATGCAAGTATTACAAAAGCTTGTAAAACAAAAAAACTAAACAAGGTAGATAAAAATTTTATTACAAAAGGTGATTTAGTTGTCTTTAAAGAAGAATCACAATTAGTTGGTATTTGTGATGGATATGCCATTCTTGGACCTACAGATGATGGCATAAGAGTAAAACCTTTATCAGAGTGTAATATCCTAAATGTTTGGAGAATCGCATGAAGCATATTAAAAATGCGATAAAAACTTTTGTTGTAGTTTTCTTAGTATCACAAGGTTTAGGTGCTTTTGGAAGTTTAGGTAAGGGTGGTAAGTTCATGAAAGCACTAGAATCTTTGAAAGGAAGTGCTATGGCATCAGCTTCAATATCAAGTGCTTTATCATTTATTGGTAGTATCATGAGTAAAGGTGGTAGGTCTATAACTGCCAACTTTGGTTCAAAATTTATGAACAGAGATTCAATTGCACCTAGACAGATTGTTTATGGGCAATGCAGAGTTGGTGGCACTATTGCACATATTGAGACTACAGGTACAGATAATTTTTTATTGCACATAGTTTGTGTCATTTCAGGTCATGCTATAGAAGAACTTACATCTATTAGAGCAAATGATATTGATCTAACTACTACAACAAGCACAATAAGTGGCTCTACTGTTCATACTGTTACTAACAGCGAATATACAAATACAGACAATGATAATAATTTTGGAAGTGGCAGACTTATGCGTTTTACATTTCAAGATGGTACACAAACTGCTGTTGATGGTTTTATGAATGCACAGTTAGCATCTATGGGTACTAGTGACAAGTTTCTTGGTTGTTCTTATGTATATATGCAGATGGTTTTTGATAGTGAAAAA